CCAGTAAAATATACCACCGTTACGTGGGTTAATAATAAGATCTTCACCGAAGTTATCTGCAGACCAAAGTCTAAGTTGATTTATAAAACTTAAACCTGTAGTTGAGCCATAAGGTCCTGCTCCCCATGCACCAACACTCCAACCTGTACTGGTATTATAAACATTTAAACCTACGTTGATTTGGTACGTGCCTACTACTGAGGCTCCTCCGTTACCTGTATCGGAAGCATTAGCTACGACAGTACTACCGCCAGTATCTTTAGCTGTAACAGTATAAGTGTCTGTATCTATTACAGACGCTATTTGATATTCTTGGTTTAAAACGTCAGCAGTTATATTACCGCCTAAACTAACAGCACCGCTAAAAGTTACCCAATCATTAATAACCGCTCCGTGAGCAGTATCGCTTACAGTAATAGTGGAAGAACCACTACTGGCAGAAAACGTAACCATTCCTGCAGTTGTAGTTCTACGGATAGGGGTTACATCATAGTAAGCTCCCCCTTGAAGAATATAGTATTTTTCGTTAGTGCCTAGACCTAGTTCTTGTGTACCGTCTAAAAGTACCCAGTTGTGTAAATGTCTACCTGTACCTTCAAAAGTTGAAGCAATCTCTTTACGCCAACCGCCTATTTTTTCAGGTCTACCAAAGTTGAAACGTATAAGGTTACAATCAAACCAACCGCCTTCTGCATCATAAGCAGTTCCTTCTCTAAATATTCCAGGTCTGAATTGAAACTTGTTTAGTGCCATTACACTATTGTATAGTATTATTTTTGAATTTTATATATGTCGCCAATCTTTACCTTCAAATAGCAAAGCTTCGGCTTCGCGTCTTCTAGTTAGACCAGCTAAAACTTCTCCGTTTGCCTTGTTCCATCTTTTAATTTGCTCAGGCACAGAGTTATATTCACCGTTGTTAAGTTTTTTAAGTAGTGTAGAAGATTTTAAATTACTTGGTCCTAAATTGTACACCCAAGAACAAAGTGCATCAAACTGATGTTGATTTAAATCTACGTGGACGTAATCGTTAATATATTTTTCGTACTCCTCTTCTAATTCTCTTTGTAACATAAAATCAGCTTTTTCTTGTGACCATTTATCGCCTTCCTCAACTCCTTGAGTTGAGCCGTAACCTATAGTCCAAACACCAGCAGCACATTTATATGCTTCAAGTTCACAACCTTCAAACTGTTTTATAAGTTCAATACCTTCATCAGATATGTGCATATTAGTCCTCCTTACTAGGCGTGTTAGAAGCTCCAAAATAAAATGAAATAACCGCACTGGCTAAACCTCCTAAATATCCTAGAACTAAGTTGATAAGAGCTTCTGAGTTTTGCTCTGGGGGTTGAATAGTTACTAAAAATATATACCCTAAAAATCCACCGACAGTAGCTATACCCATAATACGTGCAGTCCAATCTTTGCTAAATTTACCTCTAGCGTCTTGTTTGTCTTGTACTTCTAGTTTAAATACGTCTACGTCAAGTTCTTTCATTTGAACTTCAAAGGCTTGTTCAGCTTTTTTAAGCTCCATCATTTGTTCAGGTGTGGCAGATTGTATAGCGTTATTTATAGCTTTAGGACTGTCATCACAACCTAAAACTTCACAAATAACTTTACTAGCCATGCCTCCTAGTGGTCCGCCTAAAGCAGAGCCAAGAGTAGGAGCGACACTACCTACGACGTTTTTTAATAAACCTTTTAACATAATTACTCCCAAGTAAATACTTTTAATGGTTTGCTTTTGCCTTTGACTATTATAGGTGATAATTCTTTTAAATAGTAGCCACAGTAAGATTCTGTAGTTTCGCCTATTAGTATATTTACACCACACTCTTTAGTAGCTGACTCAAGTCTAGCAGCAGTATTAACTGCGTCGCCTATAGCGGTGTAATCAAATCTAGTTTCACTACCCATGTTCCCCACTATGGCTTCTCCTGTATTTATACCTATACCTATGGCTATTCCTGGCAAGTTTTCAGACAATAACTCTTGGTTTAATATAGTTATGTTTTTCATTATTTCTACACCACACTCCACCGCTGTTTTTTCATGATTGTCCATGTTTAGTGGTGCATTAAAAATAGCCATCATTGCATCCCCTATATATTTATCTACCATGCCTCCGTATTTTTGTACAGCTTTTTGTTGCGCGTTTAAAACTTTATTCATAATATAGGTAACTTGTTCAGGCTCTACGCTTTCTGACAATGCGGTAAAGCCTCTTAAGTCAGTAAATATAAAAGTACATCTACGTTTTTCTCCTCCTAATTTTAATAACTCAGGGTTATTTTGTAATTGTTTCACTTGTCGTGGGTCGAGATAGTGTTCAAATTGTTTTTTAATTTGTTGTCTAAGTTTGAACTGCTCTTTAAAACGTAGATAAAAAGCTAACGTACCTATAATAAAAGTAGAAACTAATGACCACGTAAAATCTATTAAAAGTCCTCCTCTTATAATGTATAAAGCTAAAACAAACTGAGTTAATAAAACAAATACAAAACTAAAAGCACTTAATAAAATACCGAAATAATTTATATAAAACCATGCCATACCTATAGAAACTAAAAATATCAATATTTCTAAAGCTAGGCTATAATCAGGTATATATGGTGAATTTTCTATTAAAATTGACTCAGCTAATGCTGCTTGGATTTTGTGTGGTTCTAGGAGTCCTGCTGGCGTTGCCACTTGTGGCATTACACCTTGTGCTGTTACCCCTACAAAGACAAACTTACCCTCTACATCCATTTCATCAAGATTAGTTTCAGGAGTATCTACCCAACTTATCCACTTACGACCTAATAAATCAGTTTTAACTGGCGGTATACCTTTAACTGTTATTTCTTGTATTCCGTTTTGATTAGTTTTTATAATGTAGGTGTCTGAACCTGCTAATATTTTAAGCACTTGGGTACCGTATGCAGGTATCCAACCGTCCTCGCTTTGCATAAGTAAGGGTATACGCCTAACTAAATTGTCTACGTCTACTGGAGCGACTGCGACGCCCTCAGGAGCCGATATAACGTTTTGCCTCACCCCTCTAGCTGGATAACCTTTAACGTCTGGACCGAGGACTACCGTACCTGTGGTACGTGGGTAAAACTTACTGTTATTTTCAAACATAGCTAATACCGTAGGTACGGTCATACGTATGCTTTCAGCAAACTCCTTATCTCCGCCGAACCTATCTTGCTCTGTAAAAGCTATTACCCAACCTACTCCTATAGCTCCCTTACCAGTTAGTTGTTTTTGTATTTCCGCTAACCGTTGTCTAGGAAAAGGATAGCCACCCTCATTCACTACGTCTTGTTCCGTAATATTTAAAACTGTAAAATAACCTGAAGGTTCATGTTGTTCAACAAACGAATCAAAAAATTTTAATTTTAAAGTTTCATAAAACGCTGGTTGATATATTAGGGGTAAACTTAAAAAAGTTGAAGCTATTAAAAACGGTATAATCTTTTTCATGAGCTTTGTTTTATAGTGATAGTAGAAGTTCCTCCACCGTTCACTTTTATAGTATTACTTACTCCATCTTGTATAAATATTAACGTATATCCTGTTGAACTACTAATATCTAATCTAAGTTTTTGTTGAACTTCCCTTCTGAATGATATTGTGTCACCTTGTACTATTGTTATTATTTGTGTTTCAAGGTCTTGACCTATTTCAGTACCTTGTATACTTGAACCTATAGAACTTTTAAGTTCTTCCTCTTTTAGTGAATCTAGTTCTTCTACTATGGCTAGTAAATCTTCAAAAAAGTTTACGTCTAAATAATTAATATCTAATTCACTGAATTCTAAATTATCTTCTTGTAAAGCATCTGTATCAAGTTCCTCAAATTCAAGGTAATCGATATCTAAAACGTTTTTACTTTTATCTTTACTTTCAGCTTCAATATTTAGTTTTACATTTTTAGGTGGGTTGACTATTAACATGTTATCAATAGTTTCTAAACTTAGATCTAAAATTACTGGAGAGCTGGGTCTGTTTTCAAAAACGTTGACTGTGGTAGCTTCGTATGGTTTATTGAGAGTTACGCTACCTAAAGCTGTAGTAACTAATATTTCACCGCTAGAAACTCCGTTAGCATCTGGGAGCAAAATAATTAAACTACGTCCTAACTCATCTACTGTACAAGTGAAGTCTGTACCGCGTATAGCTATGTTAGCTGTAGGTGTGGTAATAGAAATATTCTCTTTATTTATAGCTCCTAGTTTACCAGTAATAAATCTAGCTGTACCAGAAGCAAAGTTAAGAGCTAATTTTGAGTTGTTTGGGTTAGGGTCAAAGACGTATTCGTCTATAGTAAGTTTTGAGTGTTCAGTTAATTTAACTACAGAGTCGTCTAAAAAAGTAATACCAATACGACCTACGTTAGTTTCTACTAGATCGTTTTGTTGAATATTAAAATTTAACGAAGCTTGAAAAGCCTCATCTCTTATTATTTGAGCTTGACCTTTTAGTTCTGTAACGTCCCCGACTTCAACAAGTGGTTGTTGTTCCGCCGTCGTTTTGAATGACGCAAATATTAGAATTAGAAGCAGTACTTTCAATTTTGACATAATCTCTAGCTAAAGTTGAAGCTTGTGTTACATCTATTGTATTACTACTTCCGTCTAAATCTAAATAAAAATATCCACTGTCAGCTGAGGTTGTCCCTGAATACCCACTACCGCTAAAAGTAACATCATTAGAACTACCGTTAATGTCCATATAATTCGTAGCATTTTCATAGTCTATATCAAAGTCAAAAGTGTTACTACCGCCTGTAATAATCCAGTCTAAATTTAAATAACTGGTGTCGTCGCTTTCTGCTATTTTTAAATCAAATGTATTACTTGAGCCTGTAACGTCTATATTTAAGTCAACGTAATCTGCGGTAATTAAACCTGTGCTGTTCATCAATATGTCAAAAGTGTTGCTATCGCCTGCAAACTCAAAAAAGCCAGTAAAGTTATCACCGTCTATAGCGTCTGACCTAAATAAGTTACTAGAACCTATTTGGTTAATATCTAGCGTCATACTAACACCATCTAAATCTAAAGCAGTCATGCTGCCAGAAGTCGCTGAAGTACCACCTATAAGGTTAGAACTACCTATTTGTTCTAAATCAATAGTAGCTGAATTACCTACTTGATTAACGTAAATTTCATTATCTGCTAGTGCTAAACCAATAAATAAAATTGGTAAAAATTTTTTCAATTTAATAAACTCCAATAATTTTTATGTATTCCTATTTTAATTGTTTCTAAAACTGCTGTTTCAATAGCGTTTTGTAGAGCGATATTAGTAGACTCATTCTCTACTATTCCGTTTTCAATCTCTATAAGTTCTGTGTTTTCACTAATGAACCTAAAGACATCTTGGTTTAATGATACGCTTAAAATGGTCTTTGACACAAGTACTTCGATTAAAACTTTTCCTGTACTTACGGAAATAGTCCTTAAAGAAACAGTAACCGTGTCTTGTCTGTATTGTTTTGTTGCTCCTATGCCTAAATACCTAGCACCTAAACCACCAGAACGTACATTACTTTCATACCCTATAACTCCGCCTTCTAGTATCATACCAGCAAAAGTTAGGGGAAGCAGTTTAGTCTCTTCATCAAATGATTCTCGTGTTGAACGTATAAGTTGTCTTTCCTTAGTTAAATTATCTAAACCGACACGCTCTACTACATCAAAAAATTCACCGCCTCCAGCGTGTTTTAACGCTCTAATTAAATATGCATGAGGAGCTTGAGTAACTGCGGTAGAAAAAGTAGCAAACTGACTATTACTTCTACGTTGACCAGTTTGGTCAGTAAAACTTGTAGCATAAACTGCTACGCTAGGTTTTAATTTAGGCTGACCGATATCATAAAGTTCTTGATTTATTAAACTACCAACCTCGGCTTTTTTAACTACAGTTATAGGAGGAACTTTATTGCTTAATACAGAGCAACTAGAAAGTAAAACTACCGATAGGTAAAGTAATAATTGTTTCATTTCCGTCTGCATCTGTTACTGTTAAAGTTATATATTCACCATCTGATATGTATTGTATCGTATTACCTTCAAGCTCTATTGTTCCTGATTCGCTTTTGGTTTCGCCAAATAAATTCTCAACCAACTGTCTTGAGAGTTGAGCGTATATTCTACTTTCTAAATTCTTAATAAACCTAGCTAAAGTAGTATTTTCAGCCTCTCGTTTGAGTTCTTCTTGATAGGCTTTAATTTCTTCTTTAATAGCTTCTTTACGATTGAACTCTTGGTTTTCTATTGTTAAATAGTGAGCAGAAGTACCAATACCTGAAAAGCTAGGGTTTTTAAATTGATGAACCATTTCATCTGCCGAAACAGATAAACATATACATAATAAACTAATCTTTCCTTTGATCATCTCTATCTGCTTTGGCTATTTTATTAGTATCTATAAGTTGCGGTATGCCTAAAATAGTTTTAATTAAAGTATCTTGACGAATAATCTCGTTATCAAGACTGCGAACCCTGTCTATTAGAGCTACTAAAATACCGTGTTGAGAATCTAGTTTAGTACCAAGACGTTGTTCCATCGCTGTAATCTGTTCAGCAACTTTTTCATCTAAGACATCTACCTTAGTTTCCATACCGTCAATAATACGGTTAATAAGCTTCCAAATGAACAGTCCT